ACAGCACAAAAGTCTGTGTACTCAAGTTTGTTTAACAGGATAAAGAAAGAACAAGCTATGGGCACAGATATAGCACAAGAGGTACTATCAAAGCTGTTCCAACAAGTTATTGGTGAGGACATTGCTAATCTAGGATTTGATTATGTGAATGGAGACAAGAGTAGTCTTGAACCATTACGTAGTCTACTAGAAAAATACGGAGATGACTTCACACCTAACTTAAACATACAATGGGATGATATAGATATGGATACACTACTAGAGAAGAATGATATGGAAGCACGTTGGAGTTTTAATATACCAACTCTCACTAGAGTTATAGAGGGTATCAATGCAGGACACTTGATTGAGATAGGTGCTAGACCTAACACAGGTAAAACATCTTTCCATGCTAGTTTAATTGCTAGTCCTAGTGGGTTTGCCCATCAGGGTGCTAACTGTATTATACTGTGCAACGAGGAGTCTGCACATAGAGTTGGTGCAAGGTATTTGACGGCAGCTACAGGTATGACGATGCAAGAGATTAGAAAAAATCCTAGTAGGGCGAGAGATTTGTATGCACCTGTCAAAGAACGTATTAAGATAAAAGATGCTACAGGTCGTGATATGGCATGGGTAGAAAGTGTTTGTAAATCATATAAGCCTGACTTGGTGTTATTAGATATGGGAGATAAGTTTGCTACTACAGGTGGTTTTGCTAGAGCAGACGAAGCCTTGAAAGCAAATGCAATATATGCTAGACAGATAGCTAAACAGCATGAGTGTGCTATGTTTTATATGTCGCAGTTGAGTGCAGATGCAGAAGGTAGAATTGAACTAAATCAATCAATGATGGAAGGCAGTCGTACAGGTAAGGCAGCCGAAGCCGACCTTATGATTCTAATAGCTAAGAACCCTACTACAACAGTAGAAGGACAAGAGGAAGACACTGAGAGACATATTAATGTAGTTAAAAACAAACTAACAGGGTGGCATGGTCGTGTAAAATGTCAACTCGAATATAGAACAGCGAGGTATGTAGTATGAATTGTACAACTTGTGGAACAGAACTAACAGATTCTAATTGGAGCTCCTCTTGGAAAAAAATAAATAGAACACAGTGTAAGAATTGTTCTTATCAATATAACAAAAGTTCCAATCCAAATAGAATGTATGTTAATGGTAAATATATAAGTCAATCGCATCCTTTGTATAAAGCAGGTAATTACACTACATTCAATGATGCTGCTTTTTCTACATTTGAAAAGCTAGACAAAGTTTTAAATGGTTATGTGTATGCTATCACGAATCCTGCTTGGAAAGATTGGATAAAAATAGGTATGGCAGTTGATGCAGAAGATAGATGTAATGCCTATCAAACATCTAGTCCTTTTCGTGATTACAATATAGAGATATCCGTTCCTGTTAAAGATAGAAGAAAAGCAGAGATACTTGCACACAAAAAAGCTAAACAAATAGCTGGACAATGTGCAGGAGAATGGTTTAAGATGCCTATAGAAAATGCAAAACATATAATAGAGGAGTTGAGATGCGATTAATAGTAGATGTAGAGAACACAGTAATAGAGAGAGATGGTAAGTTACACTTAGACCCTTTTGAAGAAACTAATTCACTAGTTATGGTCGGACTACTTACTGCTAATGGAGAAGAAACAATAGTAACCTTTGACCACAGCGAGGTAGACCCTACACCAAATGGTCACGAGATTGTGCAAAAAGCATTAGATGATGCTACTATTTTAATAGGTCACAATATAGCATATGATTTAGTATGGTTGTGGGAGTCAGGTTTTAAGTATGATGGTTCAGTCTTTGATACAATGTTAGGAGAGTATGTACTACAACGTGGGCAGAAACGACCATTGTCTCTTGAAGCATGTGCAGAGAAGTATGAGTTAGATACACAAAAAGAAGGTACACTTAAAAAGTATTTTAGTGAGGGTTATACGACTAGAGATATACCCCATGCTGAACTAAGTGATTATCTTAGTGCTGACTTACATGCAACTAAAGAGTTATCTGACAGAATATATGCAAGGTTAAATAGTCCTAGTGATGCATGTCTTATGGATACTGTCCTTCTTACTAATGATGTAGCTTGCTGTCTAGCACGTATATATCTTAGAGGCTTCTCTGTGAATATGGAAGCATTAGATGCAGTTAAGAAAGAGTTTGAAGATGAGAGGAGAAAGTTAAATACAGACTTACAATTACATGTAGCTAATCTCATGGGAGATACACCTATTAATTTAAATAGTCCTGAACAGCTATCTTGGGTTATCTATGGTAGAAAAGTTATTGACAAGACAGAATGGGCAAACTCTATAGACCCATACATGACTGATGTAAACTTTAGAAACTTAATTATACAAGGAACTAATGTTGTTTATAAAACACGTGCAGTAAGATGCAGTGAGTGTGATGGTAAGGGTGAGATATATAAGATGAAAGTAGATGGTAATCCATATGCTAATCCTAGCAGGTGTAAGTCTTGTAATGGAGAAGGTTATATATTTCAGAATATGGATAGTGTTGCAGGACTAAGATTTAGACCCCCTAGTCCTAAGTGGGCAAGTGCTAATGGTTTCTCTACATCTAAACAAAACCTAGAGACTTTAGAAAGGGCAGCTCGTGGGAAGAACATGACAGATGCTGTAGACTTTTTGTACAAGGTTAGAAGACTTAGTGCAGTAGATACTTACTTATCTTCTTTCATTGAGGGTATTAAAATACATACAAAGAAAGATAGAAAGTTACACGTAAGACTATTACAACATAGAACAGCGACAGGCAGGTTTAGTGGTGCTGACCCTAATATGCAGAACATGCCTAGAGGTGGTACGTTTCCTGTTAAAAGAGTATTTGTATCACGTTGGGAAGGTGGGAAAATACTTGAGGCTGACTTTGCACAGTTAGAGTTTCGCACTGCCGCTTACCTATCACAAGATAAAACAGCTATGAAGGAGATTGAAGATGGCTTTGATGTACATGCATACACTGCTTCTGTCATTACGGAATCAGGTCAGAAGACTACTAGGCAAGAAGCAAAAGCTCATACCTTTGCACCCCTCTATGGAGCAACAGGATTTGGGAGAACGTCTGCTGAAGCAAAATATTATGAGCAGTTCACAAAAAAGTATGAAGGGGTCGCACTATGGCACTCCAGATTGGCTAAAGAAGCTATGACTAGTAAGGCTATAAAGACACCATCAGGTAGAGAGTTTTCTTTTCCTAATGTATATAAGAATAAGCATGGCAGAGTGTCTAACTTTACACAGATAAAGAATTATCCTGTACAGTCATTCGCTACAGCAGATATAGTGCCTTTAGCATTACTTTATATAGATAAATTACTTGACACCATGAAGAGTTGTGTGGTAAATACAGTACATGACAGTATTGTAATTGACGTACATCCTGAAGAAGAGAGGGCAGTTTTGGAAGCTATAAATACTACAAACAGAAATCTGCCTAGTTTAGTTAATAATAAGTGGGGTATAGAGTTTAATGTTCCACTATTATTAGAATCAAAAATAGGTAATAATTGGCTTGACACGAAAGACGTTAGCTGATATAACTTATACACTTTATAAAAAAGGAGAAAGTAAATATGACAGAACTAACTACTATTGATACTAATAACTATGCCGCAATGGCAAAAGCAATGGGTATCGCAAATGAGGGAACTACTACTAAACAAAAGAGTAGTACATTACCTAGACTAAAGATAAATCACTCGGCTATTATGGGTGAAGCAGAAGTTAAGGGCAAGACAGTTAATATGGAAGTTGTTGAGGGTGGTACATATAAATTAGAAGTACCTGATACTGCGACTTATTATTCTAAGTCTGTAAAGATTAGACCTTTCTTACAAAGGTTTATGTATAAAAGATTCATTAAGGGTTTTAACGACCAACCTAATGAGTATGTCAAAACTATAATGGCAGACAATCTTAATATAGATTTAAAAGATAATAAGGGTACTCTTAACTGTGGTAAACCAGCAGGATACATAGAAGACTTTAAAGCATTGCCTGAAAAGACACAAGAACTTATTAAGCAGATAAAAAGAGTTCGTGTAATATTAGGAACTGTGGAGATGTTATCTCCTGTTAATGAAAAGGGAGAGGATGTCACTGTAGATGTATCCCCTTTTATTTGGGAAATAGATAATCGTGATGCTTTTAAAGATGTAGGAAAACCTTTTACAGATTTGGCTAAACATAAAAGATTACCTATACAGCATTTAATTACTGCTAATACGCAAGAACGTAAGCTACCTAGTGGTAATGTTTTTTATCTACCTGTTGTATCTCTTGATATAACTAATAGTATAACTCTTACGGATGCTGACCAAGCTATGTTTTCAGACTTTATGCTTTGGATAGATAACTATAATACTTATATAGCTAATTCATGGCAAGAGAAGACAAACAAAGGATTATCAGATGAAGATATAGATACTGCTGATGATTTTGTTGACATAGAAATAGAAGAAGAAGTAGCCTAATGAATCACCCTGCTGAAATCGCAGTACATCAGTATATGTCTGATGCTGTAAAAGGTAACTCTACTATGTCTGAAGAAGTTATTAAGCAAGTAGGTAATGATGTTATGGATGCCCTGCGAAGACAGTTTGGTGGGGGTAACAAGAGGGGTGACTTTCGTTTACGTATGTCTAATTTAGGCAGACCTACATGCCAATTATGGTATGATAAGAATAAGCCTGAAGTAGCTTTACCCTTCCCTACCACATTCATTATGAATATGATGTTAGGAGATATAGTAGAAGCTGTATTTAAAGGCTTACTAAAAGAAGCAGGAGTCAAATATGAAGATTCAAAAGAAGTCACCCTTGACTTACCTAACGCAAGTATTAAAGGAACATATGATATTGTTATTGATGGTAGTGTTGATGATATTAAGTCCTCTTCACAATGGTCTTATAATAATAAGTTTGATTCTTTTACTAGCCTAAAAGAAATGGATGGTTTTGGATACATAGCACAACTAGCAGGGTATGCAAAAGCATCAGGTAAAAAAGTAGGTGGTTGGTGGGTAGTTAATAAAGCCAATGGTGATTTTAAATATGTACCTGCTACAGGTCTCAACTTAAAAGAAGAGATACACAATATAGAGAACACTATTGATACAGTAGAAAACAATACTTTTAAACGTTGTTTTGAGCCTGAGATGGAAACATTTCGTGGTAAAGAAACAGGCAATAAAGTATTAAATAAACATTGTACATTTTGTTCATACAGATTTGACTGTTGGAAAGGTTTAAAAGAACTTCCAGCAGTTATGTCTCAAGCAAAGTCACCTAAAACTGTTGCTTATATTGAAATGAAAGCACAATAAGTGTCTCCTCACCAAGCACGTAGAGATGCTATAAAGCATGGGTATAGGAGTGGACTAGAGTTTAAAATTTCTATTGCTCTTGATACTATAAAATATAAGTATGAATATGAGAGTATTAAGATAGAATGGGAAGACCTAGCTTATCGCACTTATACCCCTGACTTTATATTAAAAAATGGTATAATAATAGAAACTAAAGGAAGATTTTTAGCTATAGATAGACGTAAACATCTAGCAATACAAAAACAACATCCTAACTTAGATATTAGATTTGTATTTACTAACAGTAGAAACAAACTAAGAAAGGGAGCTAAGTCATCATATGGTCAATGGTGTGACAAGTATGGATTCAGATATTACGATAGAATAATACCTGAAGATTGGCTAAAAGAAAAAGGTAAAAACAAACACCCTAAATTTATAAAGTTTAGTGGTACAAAAATAAAAAGGAGAAAATAAATGGATGATTTTAAAACACGACCTGAAGACTTTACCATACGAGTTAGACCATTGCTAAACAGTAATAGTGATTGGACAGGAGAAATAGATGTAGTAATTATAACATCACCACAAAATGCTATGTCTGATGATGACTATTATCAAGTCATGCATATATGTAAAATGATTTCATCTGTAATACCCTTAATGGAAAAGGATATTAGATTAAGAGAAACAATGAATGATTATGTTATAAATAAACTTGACAAAGATTACACACATGATATAACTAATAGTTCCAAAGTTGAAAAGATTGAAGATAACGTTATTAGAATCAACTTTAAACCTGAGACAAAGCATTGATGAGACATATGGAGTATATGAAAATGAGAGCAAAACAAGAAGAAGATATGGTAAACAGTCCTGCACATTACAATAAAGCAGGTATTGAAACTATAGATGCATTAGAGGCTATGTTAACTAATGGATTTGATTTTTATTTACAAGGAAATGTTTTTAAATATTTATGGAGATATAGATATAAAAATGGCATAGAAGATTTAAAGAAAGCACAATGGTATCTTAATAAATTAATTGAGGTTTACGATGGTAAGAGTTAAGTTGATGCTCACGTTAGACATAGATGAAGATGAGTACCCTATGCCTGCTGACGAAAATGTAGCTGAAGAAATAGAAACAAGTGTAACAGAATTTATATATGATATAGGTGGGGTTACAATTAAAAATATGAGAACTATACAGGAGAATAAAAATGATTAGTAATTACTTACCTACCGACTACCAAAACTTCATAGCACTCTCTCGCTATGCAAGGTGGAAAGATGATGAGCAAAGAAGAGAAACTTGGGGAGAAACTGTGGATAGATACTTTGATTACATGGATAATCATTTACAAAAAAACTATTCATACAATATAACTAAAGCCTTAAAAGAAAAACTCACAGATAAGATAACTAGTTTAGGTATCATGCCTAGTATGAGAGCCTTAATGACAGCAGGACCTGCCTTAGACCGTTGCCATGTAGGTGGTTATAATTGTAGCTACATACCTGTAGATAGTCCACGTTCATTCGATGAATGTATGTATATACTTATGTGTGGCACAGGTGTAGGTTTCTCTGTTGAAAGAGA